TCCCATCCCTGCGAGCACAGACTCCCTGCGCGAGCGCAACTCCTTCGCAATGATCTTCGCGAAATCGGTTTGCCTCAGATACTCGAGGGTTCCTTCAAAGGTCTGGTCGCCCATTTCTTATCCTCCCTGGATCCCCTGGAACTCGGCCGGCTCGGTCCCTAGCTTCCCGATCTCAGCATTTTTCTGCTGCTGGAGCTGGAACTGGTATTGCTCAAAGTACTTCTGCAACCGGGCACTGAACGCTTCGTCATTCTGCGCTCGCTCGGCTACATCCGGCTGCTTCATATAGTTCTGGCCGATCTGCATCGCGATCTGGGCACCTTGCGGCCGGGCTCCGACTTCGATGCCGGCATAAATCATGGAGAGGTCCTGGGCTACGTCTCTGGCCACCTTGGCCGTTCCCTGCTCCTCGGCCTGCATGACGGTATCAGCCAAAACCGGGTCGATCGCAGCCGCGGCAAAGTCTAGCATTTTTGAAATGTCGATTTTACCCGTCCGATCGTATTGGACGAGCCCGAGCATGGACTGCAGCTTTCTCTCCACAGTCTCCGGGTCATGGTTCTGAGCGTCCCAGCTCACGCGCAGGTCCATTTCGTGATTCGGATCCATCTTCTCGAACTGCTGGGGCTCGGGAATGCCGGAAACCCGGAAAAACAATTGTGGGGGCCCGTATCGGTTAAAGGCAGAGAAGGCCGCGGAGAGCACCCCCCGGACGTGTTGAAGGAACTTGTCTAAATAAAACGCTCTCTTCACCTGGGCATCCGGGTCCACCTCCGGGTTGGAAAGCCCAACCATCCGGTCAGCCTGGGCCAGCATCGTCGCTTCGATCTCGATTGAGCCGGGGTCAGCCGGGGGGGGATCGACCCAGCCGTATTCACCTGGACGACGTTCGGTTACATGGCCTCCGGGCCGGAATTCCGGCTTGGGACGGCCGACTGGGCCCTTGGAGGCAGGTAAAGTGGCCAAGGAACTGCGATCAATCCTGGCATCTCGTTCGGCTTTTACCTGCCATTGCGCACCACGAAGGAGATCGACCATTGAGCGGGTATCGTAGAGCCGCTTGGAATCGCGATGCAGCTCGGTCACGATGAAGGGATAGTCCGGGACTCCCTCCAGGAGCTGGAACTTTGCGTGAGCATTGTTGCCGGTGTGGCTCTGGTGCCAGACCGTGCAGTAGATGCCCTCGGCCCCGTCCTTCATCAGCCGCTGGTAAGTGTAGATCACTTCGACAAAGTCCGAGTTGCCTTCATTAAATTGACCCAGGAACGCGGTCGAGTTCTTCGCGTCGATGTCATTTGTGTGCGTCCCGCGCAGGTTCTCGATGACATGATCGGCCCATTTCTCGTCCCAGTCTTCAGTTGAGACCTTCGATAGCAGCTCGGTCGGAGTCATCAGGACGCGACGGTGGACGAACGGAGCCTGCTGCGGATCCGTACAATAATGCGGGAAAAAGATATCCACGTCCGTTGCGAGGGCCTGCACCACCGGCCGGTCGATCGAGCGAACATAAACCGGCAGCTCGGCATAGCCGTCCTTGCGCAGCTTTTTCAAAGCCTTCTTGGCTTCACGCTTTTGCAGCTTGGGCCACTGCTCGAGAAGCATTCACACCCACTCCTCGTCGTAGCTTTCGTCCAGCAGCATATTGGCCATGTCCGGAGCCTCGGCCGCTATCTGCTCGAGGTCGAAACGCTGGAGCTGCGTCATGTCCTTCTGCTCCCAGCCCACATAGGTGATGGCATGGCCCTTCTCAAAGAGGTAGTTGGCCGTCAGCTCCATCTCACGGTGGAACCCTGGGATTCCACTATCACGCATCCATTTGATGAATGACGAGACAACCTGCGCAGACGCGGTGTCTCCCGCTTCGACCGGGTAGGCTCGGATGTTGGCCCTGGCCAGCGCAAACATACACATCGAGACGTAAGCCTGGATCCGTTCCCCGATCACGAGACTCTCACAGTCCGAGGCTCCTTCCCAGGGCAGGGCATCACTTCCCCCTTTGCGGAGGTCGTTACTTTTCCCAGGCCAATAATTACGACGATCGTCAAACGAAACTGAGCACTGGTCAATCCAGTGGCCGAGTTGGCTCACGGTTTCTTGGTAGCTCCGGAGCAGGTCCCCTACATTCGGGGTGTCCTTGAGCAGGACTTGTGCGTTGTCGCTCACCCGTAAACCTTACCCTCCGTTGTCTGATTCATCTTCTCCGCTCAGAACAAACTCCATCAAGGCCAGGATTTCATCCCGAACGCTGGCCAGCGTCTCGAGCTGCTCCCGGTGATTCAGGTTGAAGGTGATCCTCCAGTCTCCCTCGTCCCCTCCAGCTCGCATTGCGAAAACAAAGGGAACCTTCTCACGGTTGCAGGCTTCCACCGCGTCTTCAATATAGTCCTGCGTCATTAGATCACTGGGATGTCCGCTTTCGAGGGAGTGAACCCTCTCCAGGTGGAGGAGAACACGATCTGTCCATCGATCACCCGGCATTCGATGATATGCGCTCCAACGTGTGCCTGGAGACCGAGCCGTGCCATGAAGCCAGTTTGTCTTTGAGTGCAGCCGGCAAGAACTGCGGCCACTCCCCGGTAGGCCGGCAGGGTGAATGCCTTGTGAAAGTGGCCAACCAGCAGGCAGTCAGGCTTGTTTGCGCTCTCGAGACTTTCGATGATCTTCTGGATCCGGTAGGAGAGCGCATAGCTGCTGCCACCACCGGGATGGAGCATATCGATCCGGATGTCTTTTTCCTGGCCGGATCTTGCGATCACCCAGCGAGCAGCGTCCGAGCCAAGATAGCGGATGTCTTCACGCTTCTCTCCAATCCGGTGGCAAACGTCGGTGCCTCCATTCTTCATGTGGGCTTCGTCGTGATTGCCGCTGATGAGGTGAGTGGTGATGCCCTTGATGTACGGATAGTGTGCGACCACCCACTCCACCTGGCTATCGGCACCGTGCTTGTGGACTTCGTGCTCGTGACCTTTGCGCATCTGCACTCCCTCGGTCATATCGCCGCAGTGGTAGACCGTAGTGATGCCCTCCTGGTCGAACCATTCGTAGATGGCCTTGGTGATTCCGACTTCCTCGTAGATCGATCCAAAGTGAGTACAGCTCAAGGCTCCAAACCGGTATGGGGGAGCCTTCTTGCCGATCTCGACTCGCTGCGTTGCCCGTACGCTGGCCAACGTCTCGAGCTGCTCCCGGAGAGACAGGATCTGCCCAGCAACACCCTTGGCTTGCGCGAGATCTTCAATGCTCTTTCCTTTACCGGCCATGCTTTATTCTATTCCCAGGACTTTCTTTATCTGGCTGATGATATGCGGTGCTGCCCAAAGGTTGTGCCCTCCACGTTTCAGCCGGTAAGCCGCAAACTGCTTTGAATCCGCAAATCGTCTCCAGGAATGAACTGGAATGTCGCACAGACTTCTGAAGTCCCGGTCCTCGAAATACTCTGCGGAATCATCCCCCAGGATTTCATCCACCTTGCGCTGAATGATCAAAGTCACGTCGTGCTTGCCTCGGAAGTCGTCGAGGTTCTTCCCCTTGTTTCGTTTCCGCGGAGACGAAGAAGAATCGTTAGGTGGCTCGGGAAGGTCTAACTCCTCCCGGACCTTACGCACGTCGGCCACCTTGCAGTTGCAGTTATGCGCGACGAGGCCGTCCGTTCGGTTGGGGTCCTGCGACAGGGAAAATTCAATTCTTTCTTTTAAGGTTTTCATTGGGTTGCTGGGTCTTCAGCCGCTTCTGCATTCGCTCCCAGGCCGGAAGGAAGAGCGTTTCAACAGCTCGCACAGTGGGCTCGTCCGGGAAGCCTTTCGCAAAGCTGATGCCCGAGAGGTCTAGCGCAGCGTGAATCATCTCGTGGCAGAGTGTTTCCCGGAGTTGCTTCCCCTTGAGGCTTCGATCGAGAACGATGGTGCGACGGTCCAGGGACCAGTAACCGTAGGGATCCAGGTCAAGGTCCTGCCTGACAATCTTGATTGGAACTCCCGCTATCCGGATGCTTTGGGGAAGGGTCATTCTTTTTCATTGAGCCGCTTTTGTAATTGATTGAGCAGCTTGTAGGCCCAGCGCTCGTCATGGCCGGTCCTCTCGGAAATCGTTTCCAGGGAAGCCTCCGCTACGTCACCGAGGACCGCTCCTCGGATTTTCATGTAACAGTAATCCCAAGCGAGGAACCGGTCCCCGTGCTCAAGGGCATAACTTTTCGTGTCTATAGCTTTTCTCTCCATCTTCGCTCTCAACTAGTTGAACTTTAAACGGCTTGCGGGGTGGTAGGTGTCGTTTGATTTTTTCGGTGACCAGGACCGGGTGCTTTTCCCACCGGCCGTTCACTTGCTTTATCCGGGCCCAAATCCTGTTGCCCTGCTTGTTCGGGGGCAGCGGCAGGCAGATGGCCTGCTGGAACCTGGGCACGGCCAGCGGAAGGATCCGGGCCGCGGCATGGTGGATTTGCAACTTCGCAACTCCGCTGGGCCGGTAAATGACCTGCGGTCGTCCTCTGCCGGAGAGACGATACCAGTCATCGGTTGTCATGTGCTCGTCGCGGAGCATCTTGATCCGGTTGCCCGAGATCTTCAGAAGTTTGAGGACCTCCTTTTGCGGGAGGTCTCCCTTTTCCAGTTCGCTTACCATTCCAGTTCCTTCCAGTTTACTTTTTTCTGTCTATCGGGTGCCCCGTAACTCGGCAGGCTCCCGGAAGTTGCGCGTAAAACACTCTCATCCATGTGATGCAGGCCGGTAATTGCCCCGTAGCGCAGGCAATCGATCGGATCCTTCCAGGCTTCCTTCAGCCCTCCCTGGCCGGTGTATTCACCCATCGCCGCGATCACATTCTGGCAATTCTCGCTGACGTAGAACCGGGGACGGTTGGCCCCATCGATCGGCCGGGTACGGTCGTAGGCCATCAGATTGTTCAAAGCCTGCAGCCCCTGCTCGATCTCGTTGCCTCGGTCCCCTCCAGGGATGAGAGACGGCATACAGATGAAATCGTAGTCATCGAGGTTGGAGAGGATGGATTCTGACCCTCCATCCCGGCTCGGGGTCTGGATCTTGGCCATCCGAGGGTCGATGATGCGCTCGTGGATCTCGTGACCCTGCTGGCTTACGTCAGTCGTGATCCGGCCGTCCTCGTGCTCGGTCACCAGCCCTCCTTCCATTTCGTAGAAGAGTCTCACATAGTCCCGGATCCCTAACCCCAGGCCCCTGGCGCCGGGCCCAGGTCTCCACTCACCCTGTCTCCACTCAGACCAGTCCTGGTCCGGGTACTCGTCGTAGACCCAGTAGGTCCCGCTAGCGTCAACTGCGACCCAAACGCAGCACCAGTTCTTGCTGCCTCCCGGATCGATCAGTTGATACCGGGTGACCTCCTTGGTCGGAATCTCCGGTGGCTTCACCACATTGCTCTCGCGACTGAACATGGGGAAGACGGTGGTCGAAGATCTCACCGGCACTCCATAGGCCCTCGTCAGGATCTCGTCCCGCGGCCGGCCGGCCAAGTCCTCCTTGATGCGGTCGTAGCCCCCGAACGGATTCCACTCGGAGTGGAAATACACTACATGTGCGTCACGCAACTTGCTGCGCTGCGTGATCGGCACCCGGTCTCCACCCAGTAATTCAGCCGTGCCCTGCTCGAGAGTCTCGGCCTGATGGAGGAACTCCCTCACCGTCTCCGTGTAGCCCCAGACCGGTGTGAAGGTCGCTAAAATTTTTGCGTTGCGAGTCGCACAACGAAAGCGCAACCCATTGATAAGTTCCGGGCCGATCAGATACTCATCCAGCCAGCAACCCCAGTTAACAAATCCCGGCTCAAAGCTCCCCAGTTCCGCTCCCTCGATGATCGATGCGTCCTGGGAATATTGCGAGAACGTCTTCCACACGATGTGGCTCCCGTTCGGAAAAATCATCGAGCTTCCGGCGAAACCGGTCTGTCTCTTATAGCTTATATAGTGACCCTTCGATCGACTCGTTTTGCGCAGCTCCGGTGGAAGCCAGTCGTAGATAGCGGCCTGGACCTGCCGAACAGAAACCTCCGCATTCTGGCTGAATACAAAGATGGTCGCTCCAGGATTCTCGAGAGCAGCCCGAACCACACTCCGGGCCCCGTAGATCGTTTTGCCTGACCGGTTTCCTCCGAGCACAATCAGCTCGTTCGTCGCGTCCTCCCCGGTGACCAGGCCGTCAGCCTTCTCCCAGTGGGGCATCTTGAACCCGCAGTTCAGCGGATCCTCTGCCGCATTGCGCAACGCAGCATGATACTGCTGATGCAGCTCCAGGACCTTCTCAGGGTCCATTCGAGCCAGCTCTTCAGGGAGCGGTGGCTTCAGGACCGGGTGGTCCTGCCATTCTAACACAAACCAATTCGCATACTTCTCCCTAGAGAAGCACAGCTTTTCGGCCAACCACCAAGCCCTTAGGCCAACATAAGTTGCAACCTATTCGAGGTCTTGCATACGATCCTCTGTCCGGATGGAAGCCCTCCAGACCTCGATGCCGTGAGCCACCTCAACCAGGGCAGACCTGATGTTTCCCCGGTTCATGTCACCCACCACACTGTCCATCATCCACTGCTGCCGCGGCAGCTTGTAGGGAGTCGTCAGTCGTCCCAATCCCCGTCTCCGGGCCTCTTTTTCCGTTATGGTATCCATGATTCTAACAATTGCACATTCCGTCACACTCTCCCAAAAACGTCATCTGCCCAAAATCCTCGTCAGTTCTCAAATCAACTTCTGCCAAGGGTTTGAGAGATTGGTGAACGTA